GGCAAGGGATCAGGCAAGCCAGGCCGCCCAGCAACCTCACGCCTTCCCCGTGGTTTCACTGTAGCTTTCAACATCACCAGAGCACCTAGCTACTCTGTTCGATTCCCGCTGCGTAAACTTGCCGCAGATGAATTTCAACGACGCTATCCAGCATCGTTCCGTCGAGCGGTTGAAGCCTCTCTGCCGCGCCGATAAATCGTCAGATTTTTTTGGGTCCTTCTGGGGTAAAGCGATATGCGCATTGTTCGAACCTCTCCAAACTCGCAGCGAAAAGGAAAAAAACAGGTTCAAACTGGCAGGCGACGGCAAGGCGACCCCCTCCCCAGGAGGGGCTTTGAACCGAGTTTGAACCTAGCTTGAACCGTGGTTCAAAGTGTTCTAGCATGCGCCGAGCAGGTTCAAACGATGGCGGAAGTCACAAAAAGCGAGCTGGCCAGGCGGCTGGGGGTGAGCCCTTCTGCGGTCGGAAAGGCAATCCGTCATGGGCGAATTTCTGCCGCGGTTGTAAAGCAACGGGACGGGCGGGAGTTGCTGGATGAAGAGAAGGCGGTGGAACTGTGGGGCAGGAACACGCTGCAGCTGGCACCACCAGCTGACGGCAGCGCCCCACGTCAGCCGGTTGTGGCGCCGCACGTACCGGCGCAGGTGAGCACCAGACAACTGCGGGCTTACATCAAGGCGCTGCCGGAGGACGAGATCCCTGATCTGAATGACAGTAGAGCGAGGGAAAAGCACTACCAAGCGGAAAAGGCGAAGCTCGAGGCGCTGCGTGGAAGGGGCGAGCTGGTGCCAACAGATGACGTGAGGAGGGAAGCGGCCAGGTTGGCGCGGCAGGTGCGGGATCGAATGCTGATCATCCCGGCGAGGAGCTCGGCGATGCTGGCAACGATGAAGGACCAGGAAGAAGTGCGGCAGCTGTTGCAGGAAGAAATTGAGATGGCGCTGAGAGGATTAGCCGATGCCTGACGGTGCGGCGTTGTATCGGGAAGCGTTCATCGAAGCGCTTCAGCCACCGCTCGATCTGACGGTGAGTCAGTTCGCGGACGCGGAGCGGATCTTAACGCGGCGATCGTGTTCAGAACCTGGGCCGTGGCGAACGGATCGGGTTCCGTTTTTGCGAGAACCAATGGACCTGTTAAGCCCACGGGAGAAACGGATCCGAAGGGTGGTGCTGATTTTTGGAAGCCAGTCGGGAGCAAAGACAGAATGCGGGTTGAACTGGACAGCGCGAAATATTGTAATGGATCCGGCGCCCATGTTGATTATGTTTCCAACAGAGCCATTTGCAAAGAGACAGTATCAGCAAAGGTTAAAGCCGTTGTTTGAGGATACGCCAGCTGTTGCAGCAAAAGCGCTAAGCAATAAATCTAGAAACTCTTCTAATGCGATGTTTCTTAAAGAGTTTCAGGGGGATATGTTGATCTCGATTGTGGGAAGTAATAGCGGAAGCGCAGCGCAGGGGATGCCGGCTCAATACTTTTGGGCGGACGAGGTGAGTTCTTTTCCAATGGAGATGGATGACAAGGGAGATCCACTGGAGAATGCGGAAGCGCGACAGACTAATTTTCCTGATCGAAAGACGTTGCTCACAAGTACGCCGGGAACGCGTGGCGCTTGCCGGATCACTTGGGAATATGAAGAGCGATCAGACCGGCGACGATATGCGGCGCTGATGCCGTGCTGCGAGGCGCATGAGTTCTTGGAGTGGAAAGACTTTGTTTGGGATACTGCTGATTCAGATGTGTACTGCAAATGTCCGGCGTGCAATGAGCTGGTGGCGCAGTATCACAAGGGAAGCATGTTGGCTGGCGGGCGGTGGGTAGCGACGGCAAAGGGTGATGGGGAAACGGCTGGCTTCCACCTGCCGGGCTGGTATGCGCCTTATGGATGGCTGAGCTGGGAAAAGATCCGGGATGAGTTCTTGCGGGCCAAGAGTGATGTAAACCTGCTTAAAGGCTGGGTGAACAAGCGAGCAGCGGAAGCATGGGAGGACGAAGCGCTGGCAAAGGTAAGCGCTGACGGGTTGATTGTGCGAGCAGGCGAGTATAAGGCTGGTACGTGTCCGGCTGGTGTGCTTGTGCTTGTGATGAGTGTAGACGTGCAGGATACGTGGCTAGAAGTAAAAGTAAAAGGGTATGGGCGGGGTGATGAAAGCTGGAGGATATGGCATCAAAAGATCGAAGGCGACCCGGCGCAGAGCGACGTATGGGATCAAGTGCTTACTATTTTGCGAACTGACTTCCCGCGGGAAGGAGGCGGCAGTATGCGGGTGCGGTTCTGTGCAGTGGACACGGGTGGACATTACACAGCGGAGGCGTACAACTGGGCAAGAGAAAACAACAGGGAAGGTGTTGTGGCAATCAAGGGCGCGACAAAACGGGACGCCCCATCGCTTGGTAAGGGCAACCAGATTGATGTTACGTTTAGAGGAAAGACAATTAAAAACGGCCTTACGTTGTACATGGTGGGCGGCCATGGCTTAAAACGCACCATCTATAGCAGGTTGAAGATTAAGGAGCCGGGGCCAGGGTATGTGCATTTTGACGACGAGACAACAGAGGAATATTTGGCGGGATTGACAGCGGAGCGGTTACAGCCGCGATACGTGAAGGGTTTCCAGGTGCTGGAGTGGCACTGCCCATCGGGTGCGAGGAATGAGCCGCTGGACCTTGAGGTGTACTGCCTGGCGATGCTGGAGCTGGTAAAGCGCCGCTACAACCGGGCGACGATGTGGGACCAGCTGGAGCGGCAGGCGGAAGGCGGCGGGCGGATTGCGCGCCGCGAGGGGGAGGCGGTGAAGCCGTCAGAAAAACGGGCGGGGTGGATTGAGAGGCCAAGCCGCAGTGAAAAGGTGCGCAGTAAGTGGTTGAGCCGGTAGACTGCAGCGCATGGCCTACACAGCTGCTCAGCTCCAGAGTCTCCGGGATGCCATCGCCGAGGGCGTTCTGCAGGTGCGTTTTAGCGACGGCAGACAGATGACCTACCGCAGCCTGGACGAGATGCGCCGGATCGAACGGAGCATGTCGCTAGAAGTTGAAGGCAACAACCGGCTACCGATTCGTCGGGTTTACTACGGAATGTCGAGGCCGACCTAATGGGCAAGAAGCGCAAAAGCAAAGAAGTTGCGCGGCTGCAATCGCAGCTTGCTAAACGGGTGTTGTCTGAGTTTGAAGCAGCGAAGCAGACGAGGCGAACGGCGAATTGGTGGACGAGTAATAGCGGGCCAAATAGCGATCTTCGCCAGGCGTGGTATTGGCTGGTCAAGCGCCACCAGGACCTAGCGGATAATGATGCTTATGCCTCCCGCGCCATTGGCGTGATCGTCAATAACTGGATTGGCGATGGGATTATGAGCACCCCGCAAGGTGCGACGCGGCGATATTCGCAGGCGTGGAAAAACTGGGCGGAGACACCGGAGTCTGATTTCTATGGTATCCACGACTGGTACGGCAACCAAGCAGTAGGCGCTAGGACCACGGCGGTGCGTGGTGCAGTGTTGGTCCGTAAGCGTGTCAGGCCTGAGCTGTTGGAGCGGTATGGGCTGGTGCCGCTGCAAGTGCAGATGCTAGAGCCTGACTGGCTCGACTTCAATAAGGATAACGGAGTAGACATCTTATTTGGCCAGCAGTTTGATAATAACGGCAGGCTGCAAGGTTACTGGATCCGCGATAACCACCCAGGCGAAAGCCTATTGAGTTCTGGAATCAAGCTACAGAGCACGTTTGTTTCTAAGGAAGAGATCTCAATTCATTTTGACAGCCGCCGTGCTGGGCAGCGAATGGGCTTGCCATTTGGTACGGCGGCCATTTTGACGTTGCGGGACATGGGTGATATACGGGTCGCGCAGCAGATGAAGGATAAGATCGCCGCGTGCTTCTTCGGGGTTGTGTCTGAGCCTGACGGTGAGACCGCCCCTGGTGGAGACCCGATTGGGTTTGACACGATCGAACCTGGCGCGGTGGAGTACCTGGCGCCAGGCCGCAGCTTCCAAGCATTCAGCCCGCCAAGCTCTGGCGATTTTGTGAGCACACACAAGGAGTACGCGAGGGCTGTAGCGGCTGCCTATGAGATCACCTATGAGTCGATGACGGGCGACTTGTCGAACGTCAACTATTCGTCCTTCCGTGGTGGATGGCTGGAATTCAGCCGCCGCATTGCGTACCTACGCGGCAAGGT